CTTGTCACTAATGAACTTAGCTCGTCCCATCTGCAACACTGGTGAATCAGCAAACTGCCGTGCAAACTTTTCTGCGCTGCGCTCGTTGCCGAATATTTTGTTTGGAATTGTAGAATCTGTAATTTTACTAAATTCTTCTAGTGGAGCGCCTTGACCTCTTTTTTGTGCAAAATTAACAACATTTGCATAATCACTTTCAAAAGCTGACTTAAATAAATCTTTGTTTTTACCAAGATATTCAGTTGGATTTTTAGCTTGAGTTAATCTCGCTAACAACTCATCTCGAATAACAATAGCTTCGTCCGATTCTTTGCCAAATTTACCAAAAATTTCGGTAATGTTTTCTGGAGCTTTCAAAGCTCGATCAATCGCTTGGCTCGCTTTTACTTTTAATTCTCCACCACGTTTGCCAAGTATTTCGCCGACAACGCCCTGAGCGTAGGTTTGTTTAAATTGCTTGGTTGCTTTTATAGCATCAATTAAATTTCCAAGTTCTTCTTCGCCGCCTCTGCTTATAATTGCGGATTCATCAATGCTATCTAGCCCATTCTTTAGTTTACGCATTAAAGAAATTTCGGCGGCATCAGTGGTTTTATCTGCGTTTCTTAGCGCAGCATTGGCAGTAGCTCGCAGGTCTTGATATTGCCCAACTGTAATTAATCCATCTTTTTTGTAAACGATGTCACGAGCGGTGCTAATTGCGTCTTTAGCTACGGAACTAATTCGTTTTTTAGTCAGAGGACCAAATTGCTTAAATTCGTTTATCGTATCAATAAGCTGTGGAACTATGTCCATTTTAGCTTTCTTATTTACTTGTTCCCAAATTTCGCTTACTGGCGAATACGCTTCATTTTCTCGCTCTAGCAAATTAGATTGTAACAATTTGCTCTTTTCGCCTTTAGTTAATCCCTCGCCTGTTGCGGTTGTTCCCAAAGCAGAGGCAATAGCGTTATCTTGCAATGCTTTTTGAGTTGCTGCTGTCTCTGCTGCATCACGCATCATAAGCGACATTTCACCCTGCTGTGGTGTAATGCCGAAACGCTCTAATGCTGCTGTAAGCTCTGACTTACGAGCGTCCAATGCTGGCTGCAATATGTTGCCGCCCTCTGGTGTGTTGAGAAAGCTCTGTTGATATTTAGCTGCGCTAGGTGTCTGCGCTATTTCTGCTGCTGTCAGCGGTACGCCACCAGCGCCAATTCCAAGCTCTGGTATTTGCTGTGCTATTGCTAACCGCTGTGCGCCCTCTTCGCCAAGTGCCGCTAGGACGTTGGCGTTAGCTGCTGTACGCAAAGCATCTTCGTTGCCTAGTACAATGTTAGCAGTTGGAGATAATGCTGATGCTAGTTTTCTTGTGCCACTAATAGCACTTTGCGCTGCGGTTGGTGCAAGCAACGCACCTACTAAGCCGCTGTATGCTGACTCTGGCGCTATGGTTTCACCGGCTCTTGTCCCAAGGTAGCTTGTCAAGCCTAAGCCAAGTTCTGACGCAAGTTTACCTTTACCGCCAGGCCCAGGCGTCATAAACTCCACCGCCCGTTGAACTTCGGTTTGCGGTCTTACACCAAGTATCTCTGCGGCACCTGGACCTTTTAACGCCGGAGAACCGAGTATTAAAGCGTCAAGAGCTTTAGTTGCGCCAAAAGTTTCTACCGGAGCGCCAGCGTATTCTAATCCTTTTACAAACGGATACGAGAGAACGTCAGCTAATCCAGCTACTCCACGGGTAATACCTACTGGAACGTCAAATGCTAATTGACCTAGCCCATAGCCACTTGGCTGCGCTGCCTCTGATTGTGGCTGTTGAGAACCAAGAGACGCTTCAAGCTGCGCTATGCGTTGTTCCAGTAGTGCGTTCTCTTGATCAAGTGGGTCCATTATTTTCTCTGTGCTGCCAATTCTTCAAGTCTTTTTAATTTTGCTTTTAGTTCTTCGTTTCGTATTTCGGCGGGCGATTTGCCAGGCGCTGTCATTGCTCCAAAGTTAGACGATATAGGAGCCATCTTAATCTTCTCACGAATACGGTTTGCTATTGCGGTCGTACCGGTTACACGCCCAAGTCCTGGCACATCTGGACCAAACAGGGAGTTAAATTGGTCATTTCTATCTACATCACTTATTTGAGATTGGTTGCCACCCATTCGAGCAAAGTTAGCTAAGTTACCTTGGATGAGCGAATAAACTAACTCCGCCTCTGAGCCAGGTATACGCCGCTGTATTTCAAACTCTGGCGCACTCATGTTAAGCGACTCAACTCTGTCAGCTATGTTTCCAGCCATTTGCAAATATCGTGCTATTTGCTGATCCTGTTTTTTAACATCTGGATCAATCCCACTGGTTGGTATTCGCTTTGCTTGCTCAAGAGCTATTAAATCTTCTAGTTTTCTTTGCGCTTGTTTTCGCCCCAAATCGCTAAGTTCAAACTCAGCCTGTTGATTCATTTTGTTTCGTTCTTCGGTTAAGCCTATATCCGCAAGAGCTTTACGTTTGAGCATCTCCTGATTAATGAGCTGGTCCGTCAATTGCGATTGCGTCTGAAGTTGAGTATTCAATCCTAACAACCGAGACTGCATTTCCACATCTGGCGCTGATGCCGCAATTTGCAATCGTGCTTCTGGCGTTGTCGCTTGCAGTAGTTTTAGTCCAAGCTGGTTGGCTGCTATAGAATCTTCAGCGGCCTGTCGTCGTGCCTGAAAGCCAAGCAATCCTTGAAGCAGAGCGCCACCAAAAGCAATGCCAAAATTAGTACCAGCACCTTGATATTGGTTGTAAAGCGTTGGCAGACCAGCGCCGACGGCTTGTGCGCCAAGAGCCCAGTTGTTTTCCGTTGGTGAATAATTCAGTCCCGATAATGCTGAATATAAATCTCCACCTGCCATAATACCTCTTATCTGCCGTATCTGTTAATCGATTCGTTGGCCGCCGCTTCTTCCGCTGGATTTGTGGTAGGACCGCCACGACCTCGACGCTGATCTCTTTGCAACTTCATTTGATTCTGGAAATTCTGATTAACTAATTGTTGAGAATTTTCAAATTGCTGTTGGTTTTGTTGACCGGTATACTGATTCTGCATACCCGCAGAGAGCGGGCCTTGAATCTGACTAAACTGCTCAAAAGGCATATTAGCCAAGCCAGTAGCCTGATTGTAAAACTGCTGCTGCCGTTGGTCTGTAAGCTGCTCTGCTGCTCCCATCGCTTCCTGACGAGCCCTGTCTTGTCGGTCGTTCATATCACGGACCATTGCTTGCGCTGCTGGAGAACTCGGGTCAAGTCCACGCTCTGCAATTTGCTGTTGAATATCAGTTCTTTCGTTGGCAAAAGCTTGCTCATTACGACGATTAAACTGGTCCATGTACGAATTACGAACACGGTCCATCTGTGCGTTGTACTCAGGATTGTAATCGCTTTGAACAGTATTTGGGTCAAACTGATTAAAACGATCGGTTATGTTTGTATATGCCTGACCACCTTGTTGAAACGCTTTTTCGGTAATTTGCTCTGGCGAAGGAGGTGGCTTTTGACCTGGCTTGGTAGGTTTAGTGGGTCCCGTTGGCTTTGTTTCTTTTTTAAACGGGTTTTCCTTTGGCGCAACAAATGGCTTTGATTGTCCAGGAATGACTTTGCCGTAGTTGTCTACAAGGAATCCTTCAGGGTTTACCCATTTGCCCTTATGCTTCCAATTACCTCGCTTTGAAGTATTAGGAAGAGATGGGTCTTTCGACATTGCGCCTTTTTTATCTTTGTTATTTGCCATAGCTACACTTGTCCACCCATATCGTAACGTATTTCAAATCCTAGTATTTGCATGGTCGAGTCTTTTAGTGAACCACCAAAACGTATAGAGGCCGAATGACCTTGTCCCTTCGTAGCAAATCGGTCGTATGTGTACTCAATGCCAGATGACCACGGCGACCCCCACGGGGCCCCCCACGGCGTAAACGTGCCGATTGGTGATGTCGCAGACGTAACTGCCGTTCCTTGTTTGAAGTCCGTATCCAGCCCGATGTTAAGAGTCACGCCACGACGTGTTTTAAGCAGCGGTCTGATGTCCTTAAACGCCTTGTAATTAGAGCGAGACCCGAAGAAGCTAAAGGCACTGCGTCCCGAGAATACAATCGCTTGATTAGCATTTCCCGCTACAGCGTCGGCTTGTCCTGTTTCTCCCTGCCAAACAATACCGGTGCTAGACCCATAAAAAGGCAGCTTGTTAAACACACATCCAGATAAGGCATGTTCATCGCTCACTAATTGGAAAATGGTCCAACCTTTGGTGTCGATGGCATAGACAAGATATTTGCCTCCACTTCCAGACGTTGGTAGGTGGATATAAACCCGTCGTCCTTGCGGCCAAAAGAATCCAGTCCATTGATGGTCAAATGGAAATAAAGCTGATGTTTCAGAGACAAGCGGGTTAATGCGATACCCTACAGAATTGAGAGCTTGCTCAGGGTCGGATTGAAACAAGCTAGAAAGCGGTACAATACCCTGTTCTGTAATAAACCAAATGTCATTGTTGACTCGAACATAAGACCTATAGCCAAGAGGTCTACCGATTATGTATCGAGCTACAATACCCCATGAACTTGCATCGCCAGCATAGGTGCCGTTATAAAAGACTATTTCGCCTTCGCTGCTAATTCCCCAAAAGTATTCTTGGCTTGTAGTGCTAGTGGTATTACTGAAACTGCCAATTGCTAATAGAGAGCCGCCACGAGTAAAGACATAGCTTAAATCAAAAGCGGTCAAAGCTGGAGTTCCACCTGTTCCGGTAACCTGAAGGCCGCCGTACCAGAACTTACAACTGTTTTCCTCAACAAAGTATAGTCGC